CCGACCACGGCACCGTCTCGCTGATGGAGAAGACCCGGTACTACACCAACGACTGGGACAGCTTCAAGAAGTTCATGGTGGAACACGACGCGCTCGACCTGCTGGAGAAGCGTATCGCCCAGTCCAACATGAAGTTGTTCTTGGAAGAAAACCCTGGGGCCATCCCCCCAGGTTTGAACTCGGACACCGAGTTCGACATCTCTGTGAGAAAACCGTCAACCAAGTGAAAGGCTACACATGAGCAACATTGCACTTTTCTCCGGCTCTGCCGTTCCCGCGTTCGCCAAGAAGGGCGAACTGTCTGCCCTCGCCAAGTCCCTCGCAGGGGGTGCCGGTGGTGGCGGCAAGCGCATCTCGATCAAGGGCGGCGTGTTCCGCCTGATGGTGGACGGCAAGGAAGTTGCCGCTGTCGATGAGCGCTTCCTCGATGTGGTTGTCGTCAACGCCGCCCCCAAGATTGGGCGTACGTTCTACATGAAGGCGTACGACGGCGACACGCCCAGCGGCCCTGACTGCTGGTCGGCTGACGGCGAGAAGCCCGACGCCAGCGCAGCCACCCCCCAGGCCACCAACTGCGCCTCGTGCCCGCAGAATGTGAAGGGCTCCGGTCAGGGTGATAGTCGCGCCTGCCGCTACAGCCAGCGTCTGGCAGTGGTGCTGGCGAACGATGTGGACGGTGACGTCATGCAGCTTCAGTTGCCTGCCACGTCCATCTTCGGCAAGGAGGAAGGCGACAACCGTCCGCTGCAAGCGTACGCCCGGTATCTGGCTGCGCAGGGCGTCTCTCCCGAGACCTTGGTCACGCGCATGAAGTTCGACACGAAGTCGGAGAGCCCCAAGCTGTTCTTCAAGCCGATGCGCTGGTTGAGCGAGGACGAGTACGCCTCGGCTGCGGAGCAGGGTCAGTCTGAGGACGCCAAGCGTGCGATCACCATGACCGTGGCGCAGACCGACAAGGTCGAGCCGATGAAGCTGGAGGGCACCAAGCCCACCCCCAAGGCTGCTGCCAAGCCCGCACCCGCTCCTGCGGCTGAGGAAGAAGAGGAAGAGGCACCGCCGCCTGCACCCCGGCGTGGCCGTCCTCCCAAGGCCAAGGCTGAGCCGGTGGAAGAGGCTGAGGAGACCGTCGAGCCGACCGTGCGCAAGGAAGAGAAGGCTGCACCCGCTGCACCCAAGTCGTCTCTTGCCAAGCTGGCGGCTGACTGGGATGATGAGTGAGGCTTTGGGGGGAAAGCAGATGCGGTGATCGGGCGAGTGGTTAAGTCCACAGTTCCCCATTTGCGGTGAGTACCCCCACCCAACACCATGACCTACTCTGTCAAAACCGTGCTGGCGGTGAAGGACGCTCCCAAGAGCCTGGGCAACACGCTCGGGCGTCTTGCTGTGAGCTTGGACTTCAGCGTCTTGCGCCTCGCCAAAGCCACTGGGGCATCACGCCAAACCGTCTACAACTGGATGCTGGGCGGCGATGTTCTCAATCCGTATCAACCCCGCGTCGAGCGCCTGATCGAGATCCTCAGAGCCGCCAAGAACGCAGAAACCGCATGGGTGCAAATATGCAAGGAATTCAACCTTCAAGCCTGACGCCAGAGGAACTGGTCCGGTATGCCTACCTCAAGAACGACAACGGCTTGCCCAAGGACTGGTGCGATGCGCTGATCAGTAAATTGGAGACGCTGCTGGACGAGCGCGAAGCCTACATCGACAGCGTCGTTTAACCCCCCGGGAGCTTCATGGAACCGCTTGAGTTTCTAGCGGCTGTGCTTCCGCCACCCGGTTTTGGGTACTACTGCGCAGCAGAGCTTTCTTCCAAGAAGAAGCAACACGTTTTCGTCGAAGATCTGAAGGAGGTACAGCGCCATGCTGACCAATGGCTGACACAGAGCAAGGACATCTATTTCGCGCTGGCGACGTTCGAAGAGTCGGGCAAGCGCACGGCAGACAACGCCGAGTACGTGCGGTCCATGTTCATCGACATGGACGGGTACGCCACGAAGAAAGACGCGGCACAAGCGCTGGGTGGCTTCCTTGAGACCACAGGGCTTGAGGGGTTAGCCACGCCGTGGATCGTCGCATCAGGCGGCGGGCTGCACTGCTACTGGGCCTTCACGCACCCCGTTGCTGTGGGTATCTGGAAGCCTGTGGCTGAGGCGTTCAAGCGCCTGTGCAAGCAGCAAGCGCTGTCTATCGACATGACGGTCACCGCCGACGCGGCCCGCGTGTTGCGCATCCCGGGCACGCTCAACTTCAAGAAGAAGTACGGCACCCCACGCTCGGTCAAGATCATGGCCGAGGGCACCGCATGCAGCTTCGAGGACTTCGCGCAGGCCATCACGGCAGCGCTGGGGCCGACCAGTGTCAATGCACCAGCACCGTCTCGCGCACCGCTCGACATCCCCGGCAAGCGCATCGAGGCACCCGTCGCCAGCAGCGTCAAGCTCGTCGAGAACAGCGTCACCAAGTTCAAGCTGATCATGCAGCGCACGGCGGCAGGCGATGGTTGCGCACAGCTTGCGCACTTCGTTGAGCACGCCGCTGATGACGGCATGGAGCCCCAGTGGCGTGGCTGGCTGTCCCAGGCCAAGCAGTGTGCGGATGGTGAGCGTGCTGCGGTCTGGCTGAGCAGCCTGCACCCCTACGAGCCTGAGCGCATGCAGACCAAGCTGCGCGAGATCAAAGGCCCATACCCGTGCCTGAAGTTCGACAGTGAGAACCCGGGCATCTGCGAAGGCTGCAAGCACTTTGGCAAGATCACCAACCCCCTGGCGCTTGGGCGCGAGATCCTGGCTGACAACACCGAGAAGCAGATCGAGATCACGCCCGTGGATCCGGACGACCCCGAGGCACCACCGGTCACAGTCACACGCCCAATCCCACCCAAGGGCTACTCCTACGGGGCCAAGGGCGGCGTGTTTGTCGAGCGTATGGTGGAGGAGGCTGACGGCACCAAGCGCAAGCATCAGATCATGATCGTGCCCTACGATCTGTTCGTCGTGGACCTGCTGAACAAGGACGGTGAGCACACCGTGCACATGGTCGCCAACCGACCCGGCGCTCCCATCGACGTGCTGATGGCGCAGCGCTATACCGTGTCCAAGGATGAGTGCCTGAAGACGCTGGCACAGCAGAACATCATCGCCTCGTTCGGCGCAGGCAACGACAAGAACCTGTTCGAGTACATCCGCGCTTGCATCGAGGATGCCAGCGTCACGAAGAAGGCCATCAAGATCCCAGGCCAGTACGGCTGGCAGGAGGATGGCACGTTCGTCTACAACGGCAAGGTGTACTTCCAAGACGGCAGCACGCGCACGGTGCCGATGCCAGACTTGGCGAACCTCACCCGCGTCACGCGGTCGCAGGGCACGCTGGAGGAGTGGAGACGCTTCCCACAGATGCTCATGCGCAAGAAGCAGTTCGACCTGCTGGGCATCGCCAGCATGGGGTTCGGTGCGCCGCTGATGAAGTTCACGCAGATGGCGGCGCTGACGATACATGGCGGGTCCACCGACAGCGGCACGGGCAAGTCGTTGGCACTGAGCTTGCTGAATTCGATCTGGGGCCATCCGATCCGCTACCGCACAGGCAAGAGCACTTCGCCTGTGACCATGCAGCAGCGCATGGGCAACCTCAACAGCCTGCCGTTCACATCGGACGAGATCACGCACAAGTCTCGGCAGGACATGGAGTGGTTTCCAGGCTTCATCTTCGACGCCTCGGAAGGCCAGGGCAAGGAGAAGAGCGAGGCGCACCACAACCGTGAGCGGCTGAACCTCGTGTCGTGGGCAACGCTGGTCTTCCTGACCTCCAACACCCACATGCAGGACTACATGTCCGGCGCTCGTCAGCACACCTCGCAGGGCGAGTTGCTGCGCATGCTGGAGTGGACGCCTGAGGTCAAGCTGAACTGGACGCCGGAGGAGGAAGACCTCCTCAAGATCCCCGTGCACAACCACGGCGTGGCGGGCGACATCTACGTGCGCTGGCTGGTGCAGAATCAAGAGACGGCGGAGCGCATCACCAAGGAGTGCATCCGCAAGATCAAGGTCGAGTGGAAGATGTCGGGCGATGAGCGCTACTGGGCCGCTGGCTGCGGCGCAATCATTGCCGGTGCGATTCTTGCTTCAAGTAGGTACGCAGGCATCATCGACCTGCCGGTGGACAAGATCATCGAGTTCCTCAAGAGCTTGGTGGAGAAAGCCCGCAAGGTGATCAAGACGGGCGGGCGCACGGCAGAGGATGTGCTGAACGCGTTCACTCGGGAGAACTACGGGCAGTTCGTGGTGATCCGCCAGAGCAACGGCGCTCTGTTGGCAGCGCTGGGCTCAGGGCAGGAGATCGACCAGACGGTCACGCGCAGCAAGGTCATGGGCCGGGTGGAGCACGGCATCAACAAGAAGAACTACGTGGAGTACTTCATCGAGGAGCAGATGCTCAAGTCGCACTGCGTGGCGATGTCCTTCGGCTACGACGCGTTCAAGAAGCAGATACAGGCCATGCCCGGGTACACGGTCGGCTTCGAGCGCAAGGACATGATGGCGAAGACTCGAGGCCCGCAGATGCGCGTGCGCACGATCTGCATAGGCCGACCGATAGAAGAAGACCCTCACAATGCTGCGGCACTATCCGTGGGACCGGCTTGAGAAGGGGCAGGGGTTCTTCGTCCCCGCGCTTGACCTAGAGGCCGTGCGACAGGCGGGACTGCTGGCCGCAGTCCCGCTTCACATCAAGGATGCCCGCGCCCAGTTCGGTATCAGGCAAGGGCGGCTTGGGGTGCTTTTTTATCGACTACCGCCCGTGCAGCGGAAGCAAGTTTGATCTTGGCTTGGCGGGCCTGCTCCAAGGCTTCGCGCTTCTTCTCTGGCGTCATGTTTGACGCACGGATCTGCCGCTCGTGCTCGGTGATCTGCCCCATGAACTGCTTGAAGCTGCCCGCCACAGAAGCCAGCGCCATCTCATCGACGTTCTCTTTGAGGTACTTGTCCGCGTCAGCTTGTCGCCCATCTTCCTGCAGCCCCTCGTAGGTCTTCTTGACTTGGTTGACCTGCTTCATGCGCTCGTAGGTAGCGTCGATGATGCCGCTGGCGTCTTTGGGCTGGAAGAGCGTACCCACCACCGGCAGATCCGACGCCCGCTTGGTTGCGGCCTCGGGGCCTTCCTTGCCGAACGGAGCGCTCAACGCAGCCAGCAACGCCATGCCCATGCCGCCCGTATAGCCACGGATCAGGAACTCCATCTTGATCGGAGAGAAGCCTGTGAGTTCACCCACTTCGCGGGCCAGCGCAGTAGTGCTCTCACGCGCACGATACCCCGGCTCTTTCTCTTGCTCCTTGGCCGACTCAATGCTGCGCCCGGTGTAGAGCGACTTCTCAAAGGCCAGTGCCTCCAGTGCAGGCTTGACCGCCTGCGGGATGAAGTACGACGACAGTCCAGGGACCATCTGCTGCGCGATGTGCTTGAACGCCTTCATGGCATCTTCACCACCCTGATCGGTGCTCAGGGTGTTCACCAGCGCCTCGGGCAGCGCCTTGAAGATGTAGCCCAACTCGAACGGGATAGGCAGGCGCACCATCTGCTCGAAGCCGGGGACCTGCACGAACCAGTTGCCGTACTTCTCTTCGGGCTTGGCGTTCTTGTAAGTCTCATCGTCCTGCATCGCCATCGCGTATGCCACGCTCAGACCCGCCAGCATGAGGCCACGGGTCCAGAGCTTCTCGCGAATCGCCAAGCGCTCGTTGAGCGGCATCTGGCCGGTGAAGGACTTGTACAACACGTCCAGGCCCTGGATCTGTGCGTTGAAGAACGGGATCAGCGTGCTTGCCATGTGCATGCCGGGAGAGAGCCCGCGCTTGCTGAAGTTCATCGACT